ACAACTGCACGGAAATGGAAGAGGTGAAACTTGCTGTATGTGCAGTTTGTGATGTACTGATTTCGGATGAAAAAAGCCGAGAAAATAACAGTGGCAGACAGATCGCATCGGAGAGTACGGATGGATATTCCGTAAGCTATGTACAAGAAAAATCAGCCAATGAGACATCAGAAGAATTGTCATGTCGGAAAGCGTGTCAGGCGGCGGAACTATACTTGGAACCGACAGGTCTGCTCTATGCGGGGGTGGAAGAATGCTGACCAATACAGATGCTACGATATACCACAGACAGTATGATCCGGAAACAAGACTGGATCAATGGGAACGGGAATATATCCCGGAAGTGTGGTGGTACAAAAATGAAAAGTCGCAGATCACGACAGATGGGTTAAAGCAAGCGGACACCTACACTGTCAGAATTCCGGATACGAGCGTGGAAATTAAGAAAGACGATTACCTTGTAAAAGGAGATTGCAAGGTTGACATGCAGACGATTAAGGACTTGGACGGACTGGACAAGACTAGAATTACATCTGCAAACTACAATACTTTTGGCGGCAACCCGCATATTAAGGTGGTGGGAGTGTAGTGGCAAAAGGAAAGAAGAAATTTAAGATCGAGACACCGAGAGGTAAGATATCAACTTACACGATTTCCAAGGGAGATTTGAAAGGCAGGACAATAGCGAGACTCGACTGGAATCCGAACTTTAAGCCGAATATGGAATCTGGTTTCGCAAGCGCACAGGAGTTTGTTGATTCTGAATGCATCCGGCGTATGAACCCGGAGACTCCAAGACGGACAGGAGTACTTGTTAAGTCAGCAACCCTTGGCACCGTGATTGGCAGTGGCGAGATCAACCAGATTGCGCCTTACGCACGTAGACAGTATTACGAGCATAAGGAAAAATCACGATGGTTCGAACGCATGAAGAACCGCCACAAAGACTCTATCCTGAAAGGAGCGGCGAAGTATGTCAAATCTAATTGACAGCGTAAGATCATATATTCTCACATGCCCATTTCTGAGTGATGGTCGTGTAAATGTGGACTATATCGGAACGGATATGGGGTATTCTGTTGACCCTCTCCCTTGCGACCCGATCATGCAGAGATACACGGACGGTGGGACAAAGAAGCAGTTCCAATTCGCATTTACGAGCCAAGAGGAATATGACCAAGACGCACGAATTAACATTGAGAATAGCGGATTTTTCCAGAGCTTCGAAGAGTGGTTGGAACAGCAGAGTTTTAACGACAACCTCCCGAAACTCGGAGAAAAGAAAAGTCCAATATCAATTGAAACTTTAAACAGTGGTTACTTGTACGATATTAACGAGGAAAAAGCTAAGTATCGTATTGAGTGCCGCTTAATTTATATGCAGGAGGTATAAGTATGGCAGTAGCAGCAGCACCAAAATTAGTCGGCAGACATTTGCGTGTGGCATTCATGAACACGGATGCAACGGGTAGTTCGCCGAAATACGAAAGAATGACAAATTTTACCACAATGACAAACGGGAAAAACCCGAAAGAGTACTCCAGACAGTACGTGGATGAAAGCACCGAGAGATCAGATGTAGTTGGATATGCTCCAGCTACAGAGTACTCTTTTGATATGTATGCAGGGAATCCTGTACATGAGCGAATTGCAAAAATCCATGATGGAGAGAAAGTTGCGGATGATGCACATGTGGAAGTGGTCACGGTGGATTTTTACAAAAAGAACACGAAAGGTGACAAGTGTTACGCAACAAAGAGAACTTACGCAGTTATCCCAGATTCCGACGGAGATGGAACGGACGCATTGGTTTATAGCGGATCACTGAAAGCTGTATCCGAAATTGAGGAAGGATATGTTACAGAGACTGATATTACATCCAAGACAGTTACTTACGCCAAGGGAGATTACATGGGGGAGTAGCTGTCGCCGATTTTAAGGCGGTAAAAAATACGAGAAAGAATAGGAGAGTGAGCCAATGAGCCAGTGGAAATTTAATAATTTTGAAACAGACATCGATTTTACAGACGCAGATTTTATGGAGAAATTCGAGGGATGCTACGAAAAAATGGTTGAGGAATCTGAAAAAGTACCGAAAGTCGGAAAAGTATCCGAGATCACGAGAGCGCAATGTAAAGTTTTTGATGATTTTTATGATCGATTATTCGGAAACGGAACGAGTGGAAAAATGTTTCTCGGTAAGAACAGCATGGACATGAGAGTTAAAGCAGCCAATTCTTTGTTTGATCTCCGGAACAGCGAGCAATCCAGATATAACAGCATGGTTAACAAGTATGCACCAAACAGGAAGGCAAGGAGAGGGGCGAAGAAGAACCGATGAACCTCTTCTATGAATCCCTCCCGACATCGGTAATGGTAAGCGGAAGACTTGTAAGAATCAGAACCGATTTTCGGGACTATATTTCTCTTTTGGATATGCTAAAAGATAAAGATGTTAAGTCTGTGGATAAGATGTTGATTTTGAGTGAGTATTTTCTCGACGATGTCGAAATATCGCAGCCTGCAATTGACGCATTATGCGACTTTATGAGCGCTGATTTTTCAGACGGAGAAGCCAGTCAAACCGGAACAGTGAGGCAGAAGAATCTTTTTTCCTTTTCCATCGATTATCCCTATATATTATCAGCATTTTTGCGCGATTACGGGATTGACTTGATTGATATTAAATATCTGCATTGGTGGAAATTCCGGATGCTTTTTGATGGATTATCAGAAGACAATGAGATCAAGAAAAGAATTATGTACAGAGGGATTGATCTGAGCGAAGTTAAAGACCTGGAAGAGAAAAAGAGAATCCAGAAAATTAAAAAACTGATCGAGTTAAAACAGGAAGAATTGACTGATTTTGAAATCGGTGACGCTTTTATGTAGGTGGATCATGAAAAAAGAACCAATATTAGTCCGAGATTGGATTAGATGCCCTGTGTGCGGCTGCAAGCTTGCTATTGCAGACAATACAGCCAAAAGCCACGGTATCTACGTAAAATGTCGGACTTGCAAGAAAGAAATAGAAATTAAGAAATAAAGCACTTAAGTGAGCCTATGAGCCTGTGCTATCCAAGAATAGGAGGGATAGTATGGGTTATGATGGCTCGTTAAAATTTGATACGGAAATAAATGAATCCGGATTTAATTCCGGAATTTCTAAACTTGGTGGAATAGCCAAGAAAGGCGCAGGAGTGGCAGTTGCTGCGGTTGGCGCTGTGACGGCTGCGCTTGGAGCTGGTGTTGTAGCCGGAGTAAAATACAATGCATCCATAGAATCTTACCAGACATCATTTGAGGTTATGACTGGATCCGCGGAAAAGGCTGCGGAAGTAATCGACAAATTGAAGAAAGTAGGAGCAGAAACGCCGTTTGAGCTTCCGGATTTAGCAGATACCACACAGTTATTGATGAACTATGGCTTTAGCGCAGACGAAGCTATGGACAAAATGATGATGCTTGGTGATATTTCACAGGGCTCAGCGGAAAAGATGTCCAGAATTGCCACTGCTTACGGACAGATGTCTTCTGCTGGAAAAGTGTCCCTGGAAGATGTCAAGCAGATGATCGAAGCAGGATTTAATCCACTGCAGGAGATTTCCGAGAGTACAGGGGAATCAATGGCGTCCTTGTATGACAGGATCAGCAAAGGGACAATCTCTGTGGATGAGATTACCGCTTCCATGCAGAGAGCAACATCTGAGGGCGGTAAGTATTTCCAAAGCATGGAGAAGCAGAGTCAGACGTTTAGCGGACTCATCTCAACCCTGAAAGACAATGCACAACAGCTCTTAGGCGAAGTTGTTAAACCTATATCTGATGGACTGACGGAATCGTTATTACCTGCGGCGATCAGCGCAATCGAGCAGCTTACGCAAGGATTTGAGGAAAATGGCGTTGCCGGTATGATTCAGGCTGCCGGAAACATTGTAAATGGACTATTTACCGGAATGATGGAAAATGCTCCAATGCTTATTTCTACTGGAATGGAGCTGCTGAATCAGTTCTTACTCGGAATCGCAACCGGAGTTCCAGCACTGATTACCAAAGGGTTTGAAATCGTAACTCAGCTCGTTCTTGGTATTTTGCAAAATCTACCGCAGTTAATCACGCAAGGAGCGGCGGTTATCACGAACTTTGTGAATGGACTTCTGTCGTCTCTTCCATCTGTATTGCAATCAGGCGTCCGGATGATTCTCCGCCTTGTGGATGGAATTATAAACAACCTTCCGTCTATTGTATCAGCCGCAGCGCAGGCAATAGCGCGATTTATTGCGAGCATCGCAAGTAACTTACCGCAAATTATAGCTACCGGAAATAAGATTATCGCCGAGCTTGCTGTTGGATTGATTAAGGCAATACCAAACCTTGTGAGTAAAATACCACAGATTATATCTGCGATCAAAGACGCTTTTTTAAGTGTCGATTGGCTTAGTGTTGGAGTTAACATCATAAAGGGAATTGCATCCGGTGTCGCTTCTGCAGCCGGACAGCTAGTAGATGCCGCCGTGAGCGCTGCTACAGATGCCTTGAATTGGGTTAAAAGCAAACTTGGGATCCATTCCCCATCCCGTGTATTTAGGGATCAGGTCGGGAAAAACATGGCTCTCGGTATAGGGGTTGGATTCGAGGATAATATCCCATACAAAGACATGGAAAAACAGGCAAACAAGATGGTGTCCCGGATACAGGGAGCTGCTCTTGGTGTTACAACGTCTGCAAGCCCAACAGCAAGTGGATACGTTGCGTCCAGATCAGCGGTCAGAACGACAGATAATAGCGATCTGATCTACGCGGTAGATCGATTATCCAGACTCGCAAACCGACCGCTTGAAATTATCAACAAAATCGATTCCGTGGAGACATCCAGAGTACTTGCAACACCAATGGAAAAACAAATAGAAAAGAATTCAAGTTTTCGGAAGATGTTAGGAGGGGATAGAAATTGAGTCTATCAGTAAAATTTGACGATCAGGAACTCGGAAAGTATTTAAACGTGCTTTCCGGGTTCTCCCCATTTAGCGGGGTAGACCGTGAAACAGAACTTTTGGACGGCGCAGAGTCGTGCAAAGGGGAAGATTACGGGTATACAACTTATAAGTCAAGAATAATAGAAATGCCGTTTGAATTTGCTGGGGACATCGCAGAGAGCTATAATGCAATCCAGAAGATTTTGAATGTCGCAGAGCCGAAAAAACTTGTTTTTGGGAATTATCCAGATCGCTACTTTTATGCCGTCCCTGACGGCAATTTTGATATAACACAGGTTGCAATGTTTGGAAAAGGCACAATCACATGGCTAATCCCGGACGGAGTAGCATACTCTACCGCAGAAAAACAATTCACTGGCGTCCAACAGAGCGGATACCAGACCATTACCATCCAAAACAACGGCACCGAATGGACAGACGTGGACTACGAGATCACGCACAATCATGAAAACGGATTTATCGGACTTGTGAGCC